TAGCGGAACTTCTGGTAAAATTGTAAATAGGTATTATACTGATTTAGATACATTTGAAGATAGGGATAATCCTATAAAAGAAATATATGTTGATGAAAGACCTTTAGAAACTATTGCTTTTAGACCAGTTGGTGTTGATGATGATGCCAGAATTATTTTGGATTATGAATCATATGGAGAAAATATATAATGCCTTTAAATATCTCAAAAGCTACGGCGACCGAATATGCCTTTGTGTTAGGTAATATACCAGGCAACACTGGTATCCATGCTGCTGATATATTGAAACTGAATCTTTTCAGTGTTTCATTGCCTGGTGTATCATTAACAAACGCTGAAATGTATTGGGAAGGAAACCATGTTCAATTTCATTTAGGTAATATTTCTTTTGAACCGTTAAATATTAATTTTATTATTGATTCTGCTTTTGAAAATTGGAAATGTTTATTTAATTGGATAACATTTATCGCTAACAATAAAGATAAACCGTCATCAGCCGCTAATGATTATGTAACGGATGCAAACATAGTTATATATGATAATTTTGGACAATCACATTCTTTTATTACATTCAAAAATCTTTGGATACAAAGTCTTGGTGAAGTAACTTTTTCTATTAGAGATGGAGAATCACATATTGAGTGTAACGCTTCCTTTTTATACGATAGATATGAAGTAGTCGATTCATAAAAAATAGTTTTTTTATAAATAGAATAAAGAATCTAATTTAGGAGGATTTAAAACATGGCATTTTATTTAAGCCCTTTAGTTGCTGTAAACGAATATGACGCAACTACAACGATACCTGCGGTAGCCACTTCTATTGCTGTTTGTATCCTACGTGACACATATAAAGGTCCTGAACTTAAAACACAGTTTATTAGTTCAGTAAATGACCTTATTACTACATTTGGTAAACCCACAAGTGCAGCGACATGTTATCAAGACATTTTGTCAGCAACAGGATATTTAAAATATGGTAGTATGTTATATGCTACGAGAGCACTTGGGGCAGCCGCTAAATTTGCTAGTGCAAATGTTGAAGTAACAGATAATCTTGCTACATCAGGAAGCGCAACACCATTAACACTGGAACAAATGACAACAGCAACATCTGAAGCTGGTGGTGATGTTGATGATTTTGCTGCTGTAGATGCAACAGGATATTTAATGAAGATTGTTCCTACTTCACGTGGAGAATGGGGGAATAATATAAGAGTAGCATTGTGTGGAAAAGATGCTTATAAAGACTTTTCAGAATATGTAGACTCGAAAACAGAAGATGGCGGTCCTGATCCAGATACAAATTCTATTTGGACAACTTCAGCAGCTCTTGGTTCTATTGACAGTCCATTAGAAGATGACCATTCATTATTGATTGTTGTTCAGGTTGTAGATCAAGGATTATCAACAGTAATTCCAGCATATCCATCTGCCGGAACAATGAATTGGGTTACAAAAGAATTTTTCAATGTTTCTTTAGACCCAGATGCATATGATGACACCGGAAGAAAACGTTTCGTAACAACTTTAATTAATGAAACATCAGAATATATTAGAGTATCTTTGAATAATGATACATATTCTGCAACAACAGATGTATCAGCATTTAAAACAGAAGATTGGATTACATTAACCGGTGGTACAAATGTTGCGGCAACAGATGCTGATATCTTAACAGCACTTGATATTTATCAGAACCCAGAAGAAATTGATGTTAATATGTTTATTGATAGTAATAAAAGTATTGCAGTAAAACAATATATTAATGATATTTGTGTTGCTAGAAAAGATGCTATGGCAATACTTGATTGTGAAATGGCTGATGTTCTTTCTAATAGAGGATCAGAAACGGAAGATCTTAGAACATTTGTAAAAGGAACGGCTGTAACAGATTTACAGATTAATAGTTCATATTCGGCAATCTATGGCAACTGGATTGAAGTGTATGATAAATGGAATGGTAAATATAGATGGATACCAGCATCTGGACACATTGCTGGTCTATTCGCTAATAATGACTATGTTGCCGAACCGTGGTTTGCTCCAGCAGGACCAAACAGAGCACTGATTACAGGTGTTCGTAGACTTGCTTGGAATCCATCATTAGCACAGAGAAACATTCTTTACAAAAATGGTATCAATCCTATTATTAGTTTGTCCGGCATGGGTAAATTGGTATACGGACAGAAAACATTATTGGATAAAGAATCAGCATTCAACAGAATCAATGTTCGTAGATTGTTCATGGTTCTTGAAAAAGCTGTTTCAACAGCATCAAGATATTTCTTGTTTGAACCAAATGATGATATTTCAAGATTGTTGTTAATCAATATGATTGACCCATTCTTGAGAGATGTAAAAGCACGTAGAGGCATTTATGATTATGCCCTTATTTGTGATTCATCTAACAATACACCTGAAAGAATCGACCGTGGCGAACTATGGTGTGACATTTACATCAAACCAACACGTGCCGCTGAATTCATTGTATTGAACTTCATTGCAACAAAAACGGGAGCAAGTTTCTCGGAAGTAGCCGGTATTGCTGGTTAATTTATCCAGACATTAAAACAAAGACCCATTGAATTTTCTTTCAATGGGTCTTTTACTTATTGCCTATTATATGATAAATATAATATATGAGAAATATAAAATTTACACACAATCAAGTAAAGTCATTTATTGAATCAATTGACGGGCATACATTAATATCAACTGAATACATTAATAACTCATCGAAATTGGCCATATCATGTCCTAATCATCATATCTTTGAAATGTCAAGAGCGGACTTCCAACAAGGTCACAGATGTCCAACGTGCACTCATTGTAAAAAACACACACTAGATGAAGTTAAAGAATATGTTAAGAATGATGGCTATATAATACTTTCTACAGAATATAAACATGCAAGGTCTAAACTAAATACACAATGTTCAAAAGGTCATTTATTTGAAATGAGTTTTAATGGATTTCAACAAGGATATAGGTGTCCTGTATGCGCCAATAACATAAAACTAAAAATTGAGGATATTAAAATTTATATTAAAAGTGAAGGATATTCACTACTATCAACAGAATATAAACGAATTAGTGAAAAATTACGATTTCAATGCCCGAAGGGTCATCAATTTACCATGAAACTAGATAATTTTAAACATGGAAAACAACGATGCCCACTATGTAGATGTATGAAAAATGGATCTAAATCAGAAAAAGATGTTCTAAACTATGTAAAATTCTTATATGATGGAAAGATTGTTGAAAACACACGTAAAATTATTAAGAATTATTGGACAAATCACTGGTTAGAGTTGGATATCTACTTGCCTGATATAAATAAAGCCATTGAATTTAATGGAACACACTGGCACAATAATGACTATAAAAGATGGTTAGATGAAATGAAGAAAAAACAATGTATTCAAAAAAGTATAGACCTATTAATCATAAATGAAGATGTTTGGCAAAAAGACAATGCACATTGTTTAGAAAAAATAAGAATTTTTATAAATAAGTAAAAGAATAAAAAATTATAGTCATCCGACTAAGAGAGAGGAGGGCGTATATTATGCCAAGATTTGATATTGATTCCTATAGAGCTAACTTCCAGGGAGGCGCTCGAGCATACTTGTTTTATTACAAACCAGTATTTCCTGCTGCTGTTGGTGGTGATTCAGAGGTAGCTACATATCTTGTAAGAACTGCCAATTTACCCGAAACATCAATAGATGAAATCCCATTGGCATGGCAAGGTTTTGATTTCAAAGTAGCTGGTAAATATACATACAGTGATTGGAACGTAACATTTAACTGTGATGCTGATGCTAATATTCAAAAATATTTTCACCAGTGGATGTCATTAATTCATGACCCAACGACAAATGTTTATGCTAATCCTACAAATTATATGATGGATCAGCAACTTGAATTATTAGGTCTTACAGGATCACCGATAATGAAATATAAACTGTTCGCATGTTGGCCAAAAATGATTGGTAATGTAACATTAGATTATTCACAGAATGATGTTATTCAATTTGACGTTACATTCGCTTACCTATATCATGTAATTGATAAAGCAACATATGGAGTTGCACCAACATTCGGCTAATAGAGGGGCAACGTGAAAATTTCTTTCGATATAGATTCATATAAAACCAAATTTACAGGCGGCATTAAACAATATTTGTTTTTTGCCGTCTTTAATTTCCCTAACATTACTGTCAACAATGATGTAAAATTTGCTGATTCTAATAGTTTAAATAAACTTATAAGCAGTCAAGACCTAATGTCTTCAATGTTAGCACCTTTAGGATATGGATCTAATAGTAACGTTTTTCCATATCTAGTACGATCAACAGCTTTACCAGAAAGTTCTTTTGAAGAAGTGGTTATTCCGTATCCTGGCCTACCTTTAAAAATGGCCGGATCAAGGTCATTTGGTGATTGGTCTGTATCATTTAATGTTGATGCTGAATGTACGT